GGTAACGTTAGTTGATTTAATCGTATTTACTTTTCCACTTGTTACATATTCAGTAACTGCTGAACTTATTAATTCAGAACCTAGTTGTGGATCTTCATTTATAATACTGGATGTTAATTTAAACGTACTTGTGCCTGTTTTAAATCTTAATGATGGAGGTGGATCTGATAATGGATTTCTAAAGAAGAATGAACCATAAAGATCACCAAATGTGTCTGCAACCAATCTAACATTTGTTACTGTTGCTTGTGCTTTACTTGTTTGTCCAAGTAAAGTTACTGATTCTGAGTTTGGAATGTATCCATAATACTCTCCTTTTGCCTCATCTATCAAAGAGTTGATATCAACATTTAAAACTGTTGAAGATGCTGAATAAGATGTTCCTAAACTGCTTGTTGTATCATATGGATTAGCATTAAATGTTTTAGTTGGTGAATTTATATCTCCTTCTTTATGATCAGGTTGTATAATTCTAAATATTGCAACTCTTTTTCCATCAACTGTAGCCTCTACTTTTTCTCCCTTAGTAAAAATACCATTTACCATTGACATTTCAATTAGTTTTGGTAAGGTATCAATACCACTTGTTTTATCAAAAAATGGATAAAATCTTGTAACAGGTCTTAAACCATCAACAGCGAAACCCACATTACGAGATCGAATATGATCATCTGGTTTTGAACTAAGTTGTACTTTTTCAACATAGGTTCTATCAACAGTACCAGTGATCATTTTTTTTCCACCGTCTATTTCAACATTTCTAATCCAAGTATCATTTGCAGGATCTAATTTTACTTTTCCGTAAAAACCAGTCAAATTAAATGGGTTAACATTTTCAACTCTGGATGCAAGTGGGTTTCCTAACCATTCAATTTCATCATAATCTAAAGTGATTAAATCACCTGTTTTTCTGACATTAGGATCTAATAGAGGAAGATCTGCTGAGAAATCTGCAGTTTGTGAATTTAAAGATGTATCTAATGCTAATTCTGGTTTTACTGACCACATGTGAGCAGGTGCGGTCATTATATTTTCTTCACCCTCTTTTACTCCTCCATTCAGTTTTTTTCTTCTTCTATTTCTACGAGTGACCGATACATTACAATCTATGTTATCAATATCCATTAAACTGGTATTTTTGAAATCATCAACGAAAAATCCAGTTTTAAATCTAGTTAAACCATCTGCATCTTGAATTTGTAGTGTTTTTGTATCTAATTCAAGTAAACTTAAAGATGAAGTTATCTCTAAATTTTCAATTCTATCTTCTAATTTACCAATATCTCTCATAGTAAATCTGACATTATCAGTTAATGTAATAATCGCATCATCAGGACTATAAAGATAGGCAGGTAAACTTATTACCCCTAACTCCATTGTATTGTCAGTTGTGGATGGTTCTTTAGGATTAAGTGATGATTCTCCTACCATAATTCCAATGGCACCGTCACTTCCTAATATAACTTTATCTTTTCTTGGTAAGTAAAAATTATAACCAATTATTGAACTCTCATTTGGTGATACAATAAATGATGGATTAATAGCATTATCAAAAGTACGATTTGAAAAAGCAAATGGTGATCCTGTTCCACCATACGCACCAACTCTTGGTCTAAAATCAATTGTATCACTGGCTCTTAAAGAATCTTTTAGATGTGGAATATCTCCAAATCTATCTGCTGGATATGAATTTACAGTGTAAATATCACCTCTATCATTTGTAGGAACATCAAATCTATCATAAATTATTAATAATTTTCTAGAAGGTGGTGCAAAATTAGATTTTCTAACTATTCTAGAATAATCATAGTATTGCTCTCTTTGACCTCTATCAAGTTCAAATCTATTTGTAATTATTGTATGATTTCCATTTACAATATCTTGTAGAGTTGAAGTAATCTGTGACTCTATGAATAACACAACTTCACCAATAGCAAACTTAGTTGATGATAACATTACTACTTCAACTTCAGTTGCAGATACTCTGCCCACTATTTGTGCAACAGCACCAGTTATGTCACCTAATAATAATTCACCTAACACACTCTGACTATCTAATGATAATCCTGATGGGAAAACAAACTTATCTAAAGTAGGTGCTAAATCATTTAAAGACTCAAATACTCCAATTATTTTTACTGCATCAGGTTTGTTTAAAGATATTTCCTTATCCTCTACTCTCAATCCATAACTAGAACTTTGAGTTAATCCAGTTAAAGCAGTGTTTATTCCAACTGCAGTGCTTTCAACAGTCACTCTTTCACTTCTTAAATAATTCTTCTGTTTACTCTTTAATCCTTGTTTTCTAAGTGTTGTGCTAACAACTATGTTTGATTCACTTGCTTTTAATCCGTTGATAGTAACAGATTGACCATCATTACTTAATACAAATTGATCAGGTGTTAAAGGTTCAATTGTTTTATCCGAATAATGCACGGAGTATCTTTCCTCATCAAAACTCTCATAAAAAGCTGTTGTTAATCCAGATTGAGATAAATCAAAAGTGCAAACCCCATCAGAATTGGTAGACTCACCTGTAATATTTTTTCCTACTATTAATGATGCATTATCTATGAATACATCAGCTACGTTTTTATTTTCTATTTCTGAGTATAATCCTTTAGAATCCTCTAAACTTACCTTTGGAACTCCAAAAGCAAAAGTTGTGGATATCTTACTTGTATTCAAAGCACCATTACAAATACCTGCGATTGTTGGAACTGCAGAAAGAGTAACACTTAATCCATCCGCAGAAACTGTTTCAATACGATTAAATCTTTCAATTGTCTCTCCCTCTGGAGTGTATCTCAATATAGTACCAGTGCTAACACCCACAAAATTAAAGGTTCCATTTGTGGTTGCTCCAGCACCTGTAATTGTAATTTTGTCAGCATTACTGAAATTTGGTGATATTACTCTTTGAAGAACAGTATCAGCTGTAAAACTAACACCATAACCAGTAACAGTAGAGGTATTTTGAAATATTCCTTTTACATCTTGTATACCAAATGTTTCAATTGATTTAATTGATCTGATGATTGATGTATTTTCATTTATTACAACCTGTTCTCCAGCCATAAATTGACCAGTTACATTACTCAAATGAATGCAATTATAGGAACTCGAAACCACTGATGCAAAACCACTTGCTCCACTACTAACACCTCTTACAAATGATGTTACAGGTATTTGACTTGCAGTTGTTGCTACATTTAATTCTATTTTTGTGAAAATTTGAACGTCAAATAAATGTAAATCCCATTCCGTAGTATCATTTTCATATGATGCATCTGAAACAGCAAAAGAATATATTCTTGCTTCTCCTATCTTATCACCTTGTTTATTATTATCAATTGTTGTTCTTTTATTATATAATTCAACAGTCGCAGTATCATCGTTAATATTAGGTGCAGGAACACCAGACGCATGATTAACTTTAAAAATAGTTCCCATTTGATAAGGAATTAATGCACTATCAACCTCTTGAACATCTCTGGGTTTTTGAACATCTAATATAGTAGAGGAATCTAATGAAATATCATATCCTTTAACATACGCTTTTCCCGAAGAGACTTTAACGCACATCAAATCATCATTCGGTATATTTCCATCAGATGTTTCTTCACCAAGTCTATATACTCCACCATCTGGGGAAAATCCATCATTTAAACTATTTAATACATCAATTCTAAATTCATCTAATGAATAATTACCAGACTCTTCATAAGTTCTTTTTGCAAAATAATCTCTTATTAAATTATACTCTGTTTGATTATTAATTACTTTTATTTGACCATCATCAATTCTGAGTAATTCAATAAAATTTGTGTCATTAAAATCAGTTAAAGATTTTTTTGAAAGTTCTGTTTTAATTTTTAATCTATCTGCTCCTGGTGCAGCGAAATTAGAAAAACCTCTTGCATTATCATATAATTGAGGATCATCTTTAGCTGTGATTATCTGCTCATCTATTGTTAAACCAACTCTGTATGATGGATATTGATTATAAGGATCTAAAACAATTTTGTCATTAGGTACTTCTACAAAATTACCTCTGATAAAATATACACCAGCTGATAACTTAGCGGCAGAACCAGTAAAATGTGAATCTACATCCACCAATTTCAAAACTGTTTGACCTGCAGTTATAGTAGTATTGCCATATACGAATGTCTCTTCTACAATTATATTTTCTCCGTCAAAAGGAAACGCTGCTACATTATCAGGACCTGAACTTAAGTATTTTACAAAGATAGTAGGTTGTTCTATTTGATCACTATCTTCAGGATAAAGATAATCATCAATTGTAAATTGTACACCTGTAACCTCAGATTTTAATTTTTTATTTTTTAATTCGTCCAAATATGATATAACTGGCACTCCTAAGTGTTCAGGTTCTATAATCATAGAGTAATACTCAGGATCATAAGCAATACCACCTGGCACCACCATAGAACCATCTTTGAACATATGAGTTCCAAATTGTTCAACTTGATTTTGAAGAATTGACTGTAAAGTGCTTAATTCCCTTGCCTGAACGGGGAAACCAGGTTTAAATAATACTTTATAAAACTGATCGTCCTTATCAAAATCGTCATAATAAGGACTAATATTTAAATTTGTTTTCTGTGACATTTTTTAAAATTCCAAGATGATTTTGATATCTTCTTTTTGTCTAGAGTTTCTTGTTATTGTAGCTCTATTATCTAGATAAATTAATTCACCCGACCCTTTATTTATCTCAGGATTAGCAAGACCATTTTCAAAGTTTACACCTAGTGAAACTACTTTATTACCAGATGGATTAGTGCTTATACCACTAAAATTTTGGTCAACTGATGCTTGAAATCCTCCAGCGGCATTAATTGGTTCAGCACTTGATTGGAAACTTAACACTTTTGCTTCTGAACTCAAATTATTATAATCAGTTTGATCTCCTGTAGTATCATTAAAATACAATGATCTATCTTGGTAATATTTTAAAACATTTGTATCTGAATCAAATGAAACAATATATCCTTTTGCTGTTCCTTCAGTGACAGTTTGTGTTATTTTTTCACCTACTACAGGATCACCAGTTGGTGATATGACTTTTATTGCATTAACACTTGAAAATTCACTTGCTGTGAAAATAGTCGTTGATCCAACTCCATTTACCACTGGATTTTTGATTATACTTATTTGTGCAAATTTAGTATCAGTTGGAAAATCTTTAGTAGAATCATCAAATCTAGCATAAACAAGTAACTTATCGGTTC